AATTAAGGATTTCCAACATGCTAGTAAGTTGTTTGTTGGAGACAACTTCAAGCTGGCTCCTCGTCAAGGATTTTTGTATCATGTGTTCTTTGATTTAGCACCTGAGTTTTCGGCTAAGTTTGGTCGCAATCAACAAGTAGAAGCAGGCATGCTAGTAAAGATGATAGACTTACCGAAGTTTACAATCGATGCCAAGACACTAAACAGCTACAACAAACCAAACATTGTACAGACTAAAATCAAGTACGATCCAATCAACATTCAATTCCACGACGATCATGCAGACGTTGTGCGTGGATTGTGGTTCCAGTACTTTAGTCACTTCTACCGTGATACAGACTTAGGTTATCAAGGCCCGGATGGTGTTATTAATCCTGGCTACAGACAAAACACAAAGTATTCTCCTAGAGAGAATAACAATTGGGGTTACTCACCAAAGACGCCAAACACGCATCCAATTAATGCTGTTCGGATATACAGCATGAGTCAGAAACGCTTTGCTGAATACACACTAATTAACCCGATCATTACAAGTTTTAAACACGGTCAACATACAGCAGCATCTAGCGATCCTTTGCAGCACGAAATGACACTGTCCTTTGAAACCGTGCTTTACGGTGCAGGATGGGTAAGCAAGAATACAGTGCAAGGCTTTGCTGATATCCACTACGATAACAGTCCAAGTCCATTAACGCCTGCAGGTGGCGGAACAAAGAGTATTATTGGCCCAGGTGGCTTACTTGATACAGCTAGCGATGTTGTTAGCGATCTTGGTAAAGAAGGTGGCAGTGCAAGTGCATTCTTTAAAGCATTCCGTGGATACCAAAACCTTAAGAATACAAACTTAGCGGCTGTTGCTAAAGCAGAGCTAACACAAATGGGCACAGACATGCTACGTGGTAACAACCCGTTGAACAGATTGTTTGTGCCAAACGGTGGCAACTTAGCAGACGGTAGCCCAATTTATCAGTACAACAAAAGTAGTGGTAAAGGAAATGGGTCCGCAGGCAATGGCGCAGGCGGCGCAACCAGCAACGGAGAGAAAGTTGGATCCACATTTAACATGGGCGTTGCAGGAACAGTACTTGGCGGATTAGGAGCAAGCGTACTACTTGGTAAAGGTGGTGGCTTAGGCAGCATTGCAGCAGTCGGGGGTCTTGTTGCTGGTGCTGGCGCTCTTAACAAGCTATTAAAAGTTAATCCAACAACTGGCGCAGTTGAATCAGTATCAACATTGCCAAGCAAAACAGCAGCAGAAACACAATTGGGCAACATGCCTAACAGTGCAGCCAACACATACATGGACAGCTATTTAGATAGCCCAGATGCAGTAGCAGGAGCGTCTAACGTTGCACTAAACGACGAACAAGCTCAGTATGATTATGCAGATGCAGACATGCCAACTAACCCGGCACTTGAACCTGAACTTTTATCAGATGAAGGAAATCCAATTGACGAAACTCAATTATATCCGTCGCCAGAAAGTGAAGCAGAACAATTAATGGCTGATGCTGAATCTAGAGCACAAGAGGATAATCTAACAATGGGCGAGGACAATAGTGACAGCGCCACAAATCAAAATGACTTAGACGGTTGGGACTTTTAATGACAACAGGAACAGCAACTAACTTAGGGGCAGTAGATCAATCAGTAAATGACAATACTGACCCTAATAGATATTTTAACAACTACTTTGAACCTACATTTACTGTAAGTCCAAACGTAGATGCAGCTATACTATCTTACTTTGAAGAAGTATCTTACAACACAGAAGCGGCTAAAGCGTTGGCAAGTGCAGTTATCTACACAAGCAAAAGCCAAGGGGTTAACCCAATGCAAACTCTGCAAGAGTTTACTAAGCTACCAAAGGGCGAGCTAAACTCATACTTGGTTATGTTCTTAAATATGCAACGTAAAGGTACTAGTTACTTAGGTATTACTAATCAACCTATTACAAACAAGTACGTTAACCGTGCAATTCTACCATGAGTAAGTACGCAAATGGCAAGTTCCAAATGAAGAACCCAGAGAAGTATGTGGGGAACAAAACACCCACATACCGTTCTGGGTGGGAATTTGTATTCATGCAGTTTTGTGATAACAATCCTGCAATTCTTCAATGGGCAAGCGAAGCAATACACATTAACTATCGTAACCCACTAACAAATAAAAATACAATCTACGTGCCGGACTTTCTAATTATCTATACTGATAAGACTGGGCAAAAGCATGCAGAAGTAATTGAAGTAAAGCCCACTAAAGAAACAACCCTTGAAGCAGCAGGTCGTAGCACAAAAGCTCAAGCGGCAGCAATTGTTAATATGGCTAAATGGGAAGCAGCCAGAGCATGGTGTAAGAATCAGGGCCTTGCTTTTAGAGTCGTTACAGAAAACGAAATATTCCATCAAGGAAAATAAAACAGTAAATACTTTACTGTGCGCCGCAGTGGCGCTATCTCTGCTGCACTCCCCTACTAATAAATGATAAAAATTGATTATACAACTCTAGCTAAAAATCCAACGCTTGGTTATTACGAAATTGGTAACAAAGTGTATTGGGATAAAGCAAGTGCCCTAATGGAAGGGACTAAGCAAGGACTTCAGCACGATGATATCCACTGGAATTTCAATGATGCTGAATTTGGAAATTTCAATTGGGAAGAAGAGCCACCGGGAGATATTAGGGATTACTACAATGCCCGAGCTCGGGAAATTCGTGAAAAGTACGATTACCTGATTTTAAACTGTAGTGGTGGCGCAGACTCAACAACAATGCTTTATGCCTTTATAAATCAAGGACTACATGTTGACGAAGTATTTGTTCGACATGCAACATCGGGCACCAACAACTATGGAGCGTCTGACCTAAATTTTAGTGCTAGCAATGAATTTAGTGAATTTGAGTTTGCAGCCTTGCCTTTGCTAAAGTGGCTCAAAAATGCTAGCCCGAACACAAAGATAACAGTACACGATTTCAGTGCAGATATTATTAACGATGACCTAACGTGGGACGAGAATTTTATTCATTGGTGCGGCGACTATGTTACTCCTGGGTGCGTAGTAAGGTACACTCATGCAAGTCAGAAAGAAAGTTTAGATCTATTTGACAAAGGCAAAAAAATTGGTATTATATTTGGCATTGATAAGCCCAGAGTGTTTATTGATGAAGAAAACAAATTCCAGCTAATGTTTGTTGACCGTGCAACACATTCAGCGACACCAGCAGCAGTACAAAACGGATACAATAATACAGAAGTGGAATTGTTTTATTGGCACCCAAATGCCATGCAACTGTTGGCCAAGCAGTGCCATTTAATTAAGCGTTGGCTAGAGTACCCACAGAACAACCGTTTCCGTTATATGTTTAACCGATTCTGGTTAAGACGAACTAGTAACAGAACAGCGTATGAATCGTTGATTAAAGGGATTATCTACCCTGACTATGATTTATCAACGTTTCAGTGCGATAAACCTATTAGATCAGTATTTCAAGAATGGGATTACTGGATTAACAACTTTAAAGACAGTGCAGGCTACAAGACCTTTATGCGAGGAATGATGCACTTGTACAAGAACATTGACCATCAGTTTCTAGCCATAAATGCAACTGGGCTGTCTGGTATGCAAAGCAATATATCCGGGACTTCATGGGAATATAAAATCTGCACCAGTAATTTTTATTGCTTGGGCAGCATGAAGGAAGAAATTGTATTAGCGGTGTAATGTATAAAGAAATTGATAAATAAATTAGCAATGTTAGCATGGCTAACAACCACATTCAACCGCCTTCTGTAACGGGCACCCCCTGCTAGCAACAACTTTCTAAAGGAAAAATAAATGACACAAGCAATTAAAGTACGTTGGGTATTAGCACACGAACCTATCGAGTTGTTCATTCGTGCAGCAAAAGTATTCGCAGCCGAAGTAGAAGCAAAAGCACCCGGCAAATTAGATATCGAAGTTATGACAATGAGTGAATACTCTACCAAATATAACGACGGTGTATTAGTCACTAAGCATGAGCTAGTAGACTTACTAGACAGTGGCAAAATTGAAATGAGCCAAACTTACACAATCACATTGGGTAAAGTTAACAAGGACTTTTTCGCACTAGACTTGCCATTCTTGTTTAAAGATCACGACCATGCAGGCCGTGTTTTTGAAGGCGCAGTTGGTAAGCAATTACTAGACAGCTTACAAGAAAGTAAGAAGATCAAAGGTCTAGCTTTCACATACAGCGGCGGCTTCCGTATTATTCCTGGTAACGAGCCAGTGAGCAAGATCGAAGACTTACGTGGTATGAAAGTACGTACCAGCTTTAGCCCTGTTGCTATTGACACATTCAAAGCAGTTGGTGCAGATGTAGTCCCAATGGAACTTGAAGAACTAACTACCGGGCTAGAACAAGCCGATGTCGCAATCGGTGAAAGCACTTACCCACGTGTATATGCACTAGGTCAAGACAAGGTATCCAAAGTTATTAACCACACTGAACACAGCTTGTTCTTGACAAGCATTTTAGTTGGCAGCGACTTCTGGTCTACACTAGATGCAGACTTGCAACAAGTAGTAGCAGATGCAGCTCTAGTAGCAGCACGTCACGAACGTGAGTTGAGCATTGCTGACATTGCATTGGTTCAAGACCGTGCAACAGCAGACGGCATTGAAGTTGTTAAAATGGATGCAATTGAACAAGCTCGTTTTGCAGAAGCAACACAAGGTGTTTATGCCAAGTACCAAGACTACTTTACCGCTGGTCTAGTAGACAGCATCAAAAAGCAGTAATATACCCTGCTCAATAAAAGGACCTTCGGGTCCTTTTCTTTTAAATACACTATGAACGTAAAATTACAGTCTGGGAAATTTACCAATAAACTAATAATAAACAGCAAAACCGATGAGCCGGAATATGTATTATTGTTTATTCCGGGTGGTACAAAAGTCAATCACGTGCCGTTCCATCTAGTAACGTGGTGGGTTGAACAAAAAGTAGACGTAGCAGTATTTGACCATACAGAAAATTTTGTCGAAATGCCAGCAAGGTTCCGGTCTAGTAGAGATCGTCGATCAATGCTGTTAGATGCTATTGAATTTTTAGCAGACAAGTACAAATCGAAAAATATAGTATGCTTGGGTCATAGTTTTGGCGGCATCGAAGCTGCTCATTTAGCAATGACAGGAAACGATAAAATCAAGAAAGTAGTGATCAGCAATGGCACATGGGTAAACGATCCATCGGCGAGTTTTTTCTGTAAAGACGGCGATATACGAAACTTCAATGGCGCCGAAGTATCAATCCCAACACTCATAGTTCATCACGCAAACGATTTAACTAAAATGTGTCCTTACTCAATTGCCGAGCAGCACATGGAGCACTTGCCAGGGATTACAGTTCTAAATGGATTCCCTCATTTGGGAATTTGGGAAACTGATGCAGGCCCCCACTTTTATACAGGGCAAGAAGCAGCGGTGTTTGATAACATACATAGATGGTTTAAAGACGAATCGCACTCAAAATATATTGGGTAAATACATTATGACTAAAAAATTAGAATCCCTATTCAATTTACCGGAAGTTGGCGAAGGCGCAACTAGCGAAGAAGTTAAACAGGTAATTGAAGAAAACCGCGACATCATCACTCAAGTGGACGAAGCTATTGACAAAATTGATGCAGCACTACCGGGAATCACAGACTTAGATTCAATTGACGCAGATTTAGACGAGTTAGCAAAGTTAGCAAAGGACAAAGCAGAAGACCTATTAGATTTAGGGATGAATGTTGATCCACGTTTTGGGGGTGTTATTTTCCAAACTGCAAGCCAATTATTAGGGCACAGCATTGCAGCTAAAACAGCTAAAATGGATAAAAAGCTAAAGCAGATCCAATTGCAATTACAAAAAGCCAAGTTTGACCATCAGGTTAAAAAGGATTCCGGTAAAGCTGAGGAAGAACCGGAAGATGGCAAAGGAATGCTACTAGATCGTAACGCTTTACTAGCGTCTATCCTAGAAAAGTCTAAGAAACAATAAATATACAATAGAGGAATTCGCGATGAAACCATACCAACAATATGTGTTTGAGCTTAACAAATCATACGATTACACTGTTAAGATTGCAGGCACTAACCCGCAAGGTGACGTTATGGAGCGTATTAAAAACGCTTTAAACGCTCACGACTTAGAAAGCGTATCCAGCCCTAAGAGCATGCCTATTCAGGAACACCGTGAGTTTCCTAAAATGGGTTCATGCGAATGCTGGATCTTTGAAGTAACAATTAAGTACCCAACCACCCCAGAACAATTACGTCAACTTATTAAAGAACGTGCTGGCATTAACGCTGATTGCGTTTGTGTATGGCCTAAGAACCAACGTGACTTTAATGAAGAATTTGAAGCACATGGCAAGGATCACGAAGGTGCGTTGCTAGATCAACCAGAGTTAAAAGCAGATGAAGGCGGACAAGAGCTTGTTGGACAAGCACGCCGCGACAGTATGCTAAAAGAGCTATCTAGCCGCACATACGAATTCGCTGCAAAAAGCGAAGCAGACGGCAAAACAATGGACGCATCTCCTGCAGGCACTGACAGTCCTGTTGGCAGTAAACAAGTTAAATTACCGACACCACCTAAAGGATCAGTACGATGAGCAACAGTAACGGAATGTACAACGTTCTAAACATCTTTAAGAAATTAGAACCTACACAAGAACAACAGGTTAAAGCAGAAGCACAATCAATTTACGAAAGTGTTGAAGCTAAAGGGTCTATCCTTGAAGGCGTAAAAGGCGTTGAGGAAAAACTAAACGAAAAGTACATGGGCTTTAAGAAAGTTGCAGCAGCAGCTAAAGCCGGTGGTGCAGAAAACCCAGAAGCCGTTGCAGCCAGCATTGGTCGTAAAAAGTATGGCAAGAAAGTATTCCAGAAAGCAGCAGCGTCTGGTAAGAAAATGCGTGAAGGCCAAGTTGATCAAAACAACGACGGAAAGCATGATTTTGAAGACGTTAAAGTTGCTAGAATGAAAGCAGCTCTTAAGGGCAAGAACAAAGGCGAAGAACAAGTTGACGAAATGTTTGCTTTTGATACCAAGCCAGGTAAAAATACAGGCAAGCCAGATGAGTTAGCTCGTCGTGCTAAGTTGGGCAAAAACCCATTGGCTAAAGGTAGCCCTCATGCTAGTGAGTACAAGACAAAAGGCAAGTACGGAAATGCTTATGACGTTGCTGGCCCTAAAGGTGTATTGCCAGAAGGTGAACGTGAAGATAATCCACGTATTCCTGGAACAGATAAGACAGCTAAGTCTCGTTACAATCCAACAAACAAGCCTGCTCCAGTTAAGAAACTAGACAAGCCAACTGACAAGTTTGACAAGATCAAGAACGAAAGCCGTACACGCCAAATCGCGGAAGGCATTAACTTTGCTGAAATGATGCGTGAAACTGATAATGGTATAGCTGAAATGTTGGGCGAAATTCAGTCTGATATTGATTCTTTCAAGAAGACTGGACATTGCAGTGACAAGTTAGAAGCATTCTTGAAGATCCACAATCACGGTAAGCGTTTGATGGGCGAAGCAGTTCCAAAAGGCGATAGCTTTGCTCCACAAGATGCAATGGCTTTAGCTAAACCAACTAAGCCATTTGTACCAAGCCGCACACAAGGTACACCATCTATTTTAGATCGTGCTAAGGACGCTGTTGGTTCTGTTGCTAGCGGCATTAACAAAGTTATCGGCCACGGCAGCGATGAAGAATTGTTAGCAGACTTGCGTAACAAGAGTACCTTTGAAGATGCTGAACTAAATGAATTAGCACGTTTAGCTGGTCTAACTGAAAACTGCGAAATGACAATCGGCCAAGGCGCTATGGATATGGAAGAGCAGCAAGGTCGCATCAACGTTAGCACAAACGCTAGCACAGATGGTAACAAGAACGTTACTATCACAGCAGACGGCGATGCAGCAGATCAACTAATGTCTATGCTAAAAATGGCAGGTATGGGTGACAGCGAAGCACATGCTCGTTTAGCAGCTGAGCCAGAAGCAATCGAAGTTGAAATGGACGAAGCAGAAGAGCAATATGCTAACGCTCCGGAAGAGTGCTATCAAGGTCAAGATGTAATTACACATCAAGGTCAAGATATGAACCGTGAGAAGAAGCAGTTTGCTGGTATGCCAAAAGCTGGCGATAACCCAATGGCTACACCACAGTTGCAAGCATTAGAAAGCATGGACCCAATGGATGACATGGGCCGTCGTTTAATGCGTGAATACCAATCTCTAAAGCTAAAAAGCTAAAATCTTTTGGGACGGGAGTTAATGCTTAAATATTTCTATGGATAAAACAGACTTTTCGTCAGTCGATCACATTGAATATTATTTAGGCAAAGAAACACTCCCGAACTTGCATTGGAAGACTGAGATTCCAGCACAGTGGAATATTCCTGCTAGAACAGACACTGGAATATTCCACACTGATAAGGTTAAAAATGCAACCATTTCTACACCATTCAATGAAGTCGCGTACACTTTTAATAACTTAGGTTACAGAAGCAACTTCGATTTTACAGACGATCTTAAAAACCAAAATGTTATCTTGTTACTTGGATGTAGCGATGCTTTTGGTTTTTTGCTTGAGTATCAATATACTTACGCCAACATCTTAGAAAAAACACTAGGTAAAAATTTTACTATAGTAAACCTATCAGTTGCTGGTGCAAGTCCTGATATGGCTGTTAGGATTGGTACGCAAGCAATTCAGCATCTAGGATCTGCGGTAAAGCATGTTTGCATGTTATGGCCGATGTTTTCACTGCGTGAATTTGTAAGTAAAACATTTTCGTCGGGTGTACATGTATTAGGCGAAGCATCATTGCCGTACAAAGATTGGTGGGATCATGTCGATTGGGTAAGTAACAATTACAATTTCCAAAAGAATCGAGCGTTAATTACGTCAGTTACAGCAGCAAACAGCGCCCAGTATCATGAGCTAATTTTAAATCGCAAAGACGGAAAAATTCCATTTGATGTTATAAACAATCCGCCATATACTGCCCTTGGAAAAAATTCCCACACAGCGATAGCTAGATTTTTTATTAAAAAAATAAAACAGGCCCCGAGTTTCTTTGAAACATGTACGCAATCGTAGTTTAAATTGGTAAAACACTAATATGCCCTATTAGTACGAAGGTTCGACTCCTGCCCGATTGCTCCAAAGTTGTATAAATATTAAGTATGAAAATAAACGAAGTTATTGTAGAAACTAGAGCTGGTAAAGTACCCAATGGGTATAAAGAGGCCAGTACCGGTATCCAAACATTTAGCGATAAAGAAGGATCCAATACGGATTACACTCACTATCGCTTAGGATTGGCTCTTGCTAGCTGCGATGGCAAGACTCCATTAGTAGACATGGATCCAAAATCGTTTTATGGTAAAAAGCACACTGCTCATCCTTACACCCAAGAAGAAGCAGCGATGCTAAAGCAAGCATACAAAATAGCCGGCGCAGACTCTAGTGATTTAAACAACGGCAATTTGAATAGTATGGAGCTTTCGGACACAAACAAGTCCAGCACTACTGCTAAACCAAAGAAAAACCGTTACGGAGTATAATGAAGCAGTATCGAATTACTTCGTCGGACTATGTGCAACCTGCAGAAACTGCACTAATCCCTGATGCTGTACTACATGATCCAGCAGCACTTGAGCTGCATGACTTAGCACGTATACAAGAATTGGCAGGCATTGTTGAAGGCCGTGACAAAGCGGCTACAGCAACGTTTAATAACCCCAGCGGCTTACGCAGTCCTGTAGCGGTTGCCAATGAAAAGAAGCAAATAGAAAAAGAACAAAACATTAAGCCCGGAAGCCCAGAGTGGTTCCGTTTGTGGTTTGCTAAACCAGAGCTCACAGGCGAAAAGCCGGTCGGTGATGAAACCGCCGGCCATACTAACAGCTTAATGTCAGTTAATGTTCCGAATCCTAACCGTTAACTACTTTACGGTCAACACCCAAATAACGCAACCAGCTTTCGTGGCCTACGTGGAAAGGGCGATCCTTCCAAGTTTTAATTAGGCTGTGGTAGGTTGGGATAAAAGGCATACGCAGAGGTTTCTGCAACTTGTGGCCTTTTTTGCTGTTACATGCCTTGCAGCTTGTTACACAGTTTTCCCAGCTTGTTCCGCCGCCCATTGCACGTGGAATTACGTGGTCAATAGTTAGTTCGCTAGTGTGAAAAGTGTCGCTACAGTATTGGCACTGATATAGGTCACGCAAATACAAGTTATGGCGACTGAACTTTACACCCTTCTTAAAATTGTAGTATTCCTTTGTAACCGCAACCGCTGGAACATTGATACTCATATGTTCGCTGCGAATAACGCGATCTTCGTAGGATTCCAAAACCGTAATACGATCCAAGAAGTACAATTTTAAAGCATGCTGCCAGCCGATAACACTTAGCGGTAGGATGCTAATTGGTTGGTGGTCTGCATTTAGTAGTAATGTATCTGCCATTTTGTTCTCATTTCGAAAAGTTAAAGACCCACATGTATTTAACCCGCTCAGTTTAGCAGAAATGCCCTTTTTTGTCAATCAAATTAACATAAACGGCACATATTATGTAAATACAGTATGAGCAAACCACTTGAAACGACGATCGTAAAGACGCCGCATTTAAAAGCCAACTACACAGAAAAGCAAATCGTTGAATTTGCTAAATGTGCGGACCCAGTTACTGGTCCTGAATATTTTATGAGTAACTACTTCTTTATTCAGCACCCTACAAAGGGTAAGCTGTTGTACCATCCATTTGAGTACCAAAAGAAGTTAATTGAAAACTATCACAGTTTCCGATTTTCTATCTCGTTAATGCCACGTCAAACCGGTAAGTCAACATCAGCAGCAGGATACCTACTTTGGTATGCTATGTTTGTACCGGACAGCACTATTCTTATTGCTGCTCACAAGTACACAGGTGCCCAGGAAATTATGCAGCGTATCCGTTACGCTTACGAACTATGCCCTGATCACATTAGAGCAGGATGTACTAGCTACAACAAGGGCTCCTTAGAATTTGAAAACGGATCACGTATTGTTTCACAGACAACTACTGAAACAACTGGTCGTGGTATGTCTATTTCGCTACTATACTGTGACGAATTTGCATTCGTTCGACCTACTATTGCTACAGAGTTCTGGACTTCTATTTCGCCTACACTATCCACTGGTGGTAAAGCGATTATTACAAGCACTCCTAACTCAGACGAAGACCAATTTGCGTTGATCTGGAAAGGTAGCCAAAAGCGTATTGATGAGTTTGGTAACGAAACAGAACTTGGACAAAACGGTTTCCGTGGATATCAAGCTAACTGGTGGGAACACCCAGATCGCGACGAACAATGGAAAGCAGAAGAAATTGGACGTATTGGCGAAGAACGTTTCCGTCGTGAACACGGTTGCGAGTTCTTGATCTACGATGAAACCCTAATTAACGCTACTACTCTAATTGAGTTAGCAGGCATTGATCCAATTGAGCGACAAGGACAAGTACGCTGGTACAAACGTCCATCCAAAGGTAACACTTATGTAGTTGCCCTAGACCCTAGTTTAGGTACAGGCGGAGACCCTGCTGCTATCCAAATTATTGAAGTTCCTAGCTTAATGCAAGTCGGCGAATGGCAGCATAACAAAACACCTGTGCAACGGCAGATTGTTATTCTCAAAGAAATTACACAGCATATCTACGACCAAATTGGAACCGAAACGGATATCTACTACAGCGTAGAAAACAATACGTTAGGTGAAGCTGCTTTAATTAGTATTAGCGAAATGGGCGAAGAAAACATCAGGGGCGTGTTTATTAGCGAACCCAAAACGATGGGCAAAGGTCGTTCATACCGTAAAGGGTTCACAACAACCAATAAAACTAAGCTATCGGTATGTGCAAAGGTTAAAGCTCTAATTGAACAGAAGAAGCTGACTATCGCAAGTAAGAACTTGATATCTGAGCTTAAGACGTTTGTTGCAATGGGCAGCAGCTTTGAGGCCAAAATGGGCGAAACAGACGATTTGGTTATGAGCTTGATGCTAGCTGTGCGAGTTATTCAAGCACTACAGAGCTATGATAGCAATTTGGACGAAACCATGAAGGACAAAGCAGAGGACTATGTACAACCTATGCCGTTCCTGGCTAGCTTCGGCTAAATATACAAATAGACAGGTTAACCCATGCGTGAATTAGACAAAATTGCAGAGAACTTATTTGACAAGATCCGTACTCGCTTTGAGAACGTGAACTTAGGCGACGAAAACGCCAAGCGTACAAACGATCCATCAAAGGCTCGTTTTTTCAACTTTGATTACATTGACTCAGACGGCAAGAACTACGGCAACGTTACTATGAGTATTGTTGACGACGACGGTCTTAAGGTGTACTTTAGTAAGAACATCACTGACCAACTAGATGACGGTCAGCAAGAACAATGGTTTGAGTTCCTAAAGAACATTCGTAAGTTTGCCCGTGGCAACCTAATGAAGTTTGATGTACGTGACATTAACAAAAGCAATTTGGACATTCGCGACATCAAGCAACAAAGTAAAGCAGACGGTACATTTGTTGATACAGACGTAACAGCAGCAGTTACCGAAAGCCGTATGTGGGGCACAAGCCGCAGCAGCTACCAAGATATGGGTCCTGCTAAGATTATTGTACGTCACAGTGATAACGTTAGTGACGAGAAGCGTGGCGACCGTAGCCGTAAAATTGATTCGGTATTTGTGGAAAACCATTTGGGAGAGCGCCGCTTACTTAACACCAAAAACCTACACGTTGCCCGTGCAATGGCACGCCACGTTAGCGAAGGTGGCAATGTTGATGATGAATTGGGTTGCGGCATTATGGAAATGGGCAAAGAAATGGGAGCCATGGCTCACTTTGTTCGTGAAGCAAAACGCCGTCAATTTGAAGATGCTGAAACAGATGAAATGGCCAAGAGTGCCGTGGAACGTTACGGCGAACTAAAGAATAAACTAAAGCATTTAGGTGGACGTAGAGGCTATAGCAGCTACAAACAAGACTACGTACCTGCACATGATGTTGAAGAAGAAGTAGACGTAGATGCATTGCGTGAACGCTTTGTTAAGAAGATTTACGACGATCGTTTTACTGATGCGTTACCATACGTGTACAAAGCATACAAGAACAGACAAGAACGTATCCATACTCCAATGGGCGAAGACTTTGAAAACTGGGCAAACGAAATCTCTGAAGATGCGTTTGAAACACAAGATCAAGAGTACGCAGAATTGGAAAAGATTATGGGTACTGCATTACGTGTAGGCCAAGACGGTGTAGATGCAAGACACGCTCTAATCCGTTTGTTTAACGACGACGGTCTAGACCAAGAGTTAACTAAGTTTTCGCAAGAGCAAGGACCGGATGCAGATGCTCGTCAACTAGTTTTGAGCTGGATGAAACAAAATGGTATGAAGATTGTTGCTAGCCGCATTGAAGCAAAATTGGCTCAGTCACAAGCTCCTGCCCAACCCACACCAGCAACACAAAGCCCGGTTCCACAACAGCAACCACAGCAACAAGTGGCAGCACCAGGGACAGATCAACAAGTACAGGCACCTGTAGCTGAGTCTCAGGATCCGTTAGACTTTATGAAACGATTGGCTGGGTTGGTTCGATGAAAACCTTTTTGCAATACCTTAAAGAAACCGAAGACATGTTTGCACAAAGCAACCGTGTTGGTGATCAAATTGAAGAATTTAATCATCCTCTACGTGCATTGGGGTGTGACAAAGGCGATTACGAATCACTTGTTAACGAGATACAATGGTGCGCCAGTAAAACCACCGACGACGAACGCCTTGAAGCAGCATGCGACGAGTTAGAAAATCAAATCGATCCTCCGTTGTATAACTTCATTGAGAACATCTTATCGGGTGGCATGAAACCAGAAGGTTACAGATTCAACAGTGGACTAGTTACTGCGTTAGAAGAAGGCGAACGCCGCTTTGGAACTGAACCTAGAGCTGCGGTACATGGGGCAACAATGGCACTAAGTCGTGCAGCCAAAGCAGCATGGGAACTGGACGAGCTAGACAATTAAATTTTGGCAAAACTAGTTCTACCGAAGGCACAAATTTTGTGCCTTTTCTTTTGACTTGGCTAAATACTTTATCATATACTAGCGACTGTGCTGTTATATGATTAGGCACATTTAAAGACCATCTTAAATTATTAATAAAGGAAATACATCATGGCAATGACACTAGCAGAAATTCGTGCAAAACTACAAGCTCAAGAGAACCGCGGTGGCGGTCAACGACAACAAGGCGATAGCGCCGTTTACGCTCACTGGAACATTCCAGAAAACACTACAGCTCGCGTAAGATTCCTTCCTGATGCAAACACAAAAAATGACTTCTTCTGGGTTGAAAGACTCATGATCAAGTTGCCTTTTGCTGGCATCAAGGGTCAAAGCGATAGCAAACCTGTTGTGGTACAAGTACCATGCGTTGAAATGTATGGCGATGCTTGCCCTATCCTTGCAGAAGTTCGTACCTGGTTTAAGGACCCTAACTTGGAAGAAATGGGTCGCAAGTACTGGAAAAAGAAAAGCTACTTGTTCCAAGGTTTTGTTCGCGACAATCCTTTGAGCGATGACAAGAATCCGGAGAACCCAATCCGTCGTTTCATCATCAGCCCACAGATTTTCAACTTGGTACGCAATGCCTTGTTGGATCCTGAAATGGATAGTATGCCAACTGACTACCAAGCTGGTCTTGACTTCTCTGTTAAGAAAACTAGCAAAGGTGGTTATGCTGACTACAGCACATCTAGCTGGAGCCGCAAAGAATCTGCACTTACAGCAGACGAAGCGGAAGCAATCGAGAAGCATGGTTTGTACAACCTAAGCGACTTCTTGCCTAAGAAGCCTGATGACACTGCACTGAAAGTTATCAAAGAGATGTTCGAAGCATCTGTTGATGGCCAACCTTACGATCCAGATCGTTGGGCCAACTACTTCAAGCCAGCTGGCTTGCAAGTTGGTTCTGGTAGCACTGGCGACGAAGCAGCAGCTAAACCTGTTGCACAGGCCCGCCCAGCAGTACCAGCTACTCCTGCCCCGGCAGCAGCAGAAACTCAACCATGGGAAGAAGATGCTCCAGCAGCAGACGAACCTGTTGCAGCACCAGCAGCTAAACCAAGCAGCCAACGTGCGGAAGACATCCTAGCGATGATTCGCAACCGTAAGCAGTAATCTGCACTAAGCCAAGTACGAAGATAGAAGCCGGCAGAAAGATAAACTGCGACGGGCCCCGTACTTGGCTTTCTATTTCAAGGAACAAAATATGGCAACAAAACCATTCGACGTAAGTAAATTTCGTAAAAGCATTACTAAAAGCATTGACGGGATCAGCATTGGATTCAACGATCCTACGGACTGGATCTCGACCAACAACTTCGCTCTTAACTACCTTATTAGCGGGGATTTTAACCGTGGTATACCGATGGGAAAGGTTACAGTGTTTGCTGGAGAGTCAGGCGCTGGTAAGTCCTACATATGTTCGGGTAACCTGGTCAAGAATGCACAAGAACAGGGCATTTATCCTATTCTCATTGATACTGAGAACGCACTCGACGAAGCGTGGCTCCACGCACTAGGTGTAGACACAAGTGATGACAAGCTACTAAAGCTAAACATGGCAATGATCGATGACGTTGCTAAAATGATTAGCGAGTTTGTTAAAGAATACAAGACACTACCAGAGGATCAACGTCCTAAAGTATTGTTTGTGTTGGATAGCTTGGGTATGTTACTAACACCAACAGACGTTAACCAATTTACAGCAGGTGACCTTAAAGGTGACTTGGGCCGCAAGCCTAAAGCACTTACAGCTCTTGTTCGTAACTGTGTAAACATGTTTGGTGACCTAAACATTGGTCTAGTAGCAACTAACCACACATACGCATCGCAGGACATGTTTGACCCCGATGACAAGATCTCTGGTGGTCAAGGCTTTATCTACGCTAGCTCTATTGTTGTAGCTATGCGTAAGTTGAAGTTGAAGGAAGATGAAGACGGCAACAAGATTTCAGAAGTTAAAGGTATCCGTGCTGCATGTAAAATCATGAAGACACGTTATGCTAAACCTTTTGAAAGTGTGCAAGTTAAGATTCCTTATGAGACAGGTATGAACCCTTACTCAGGTCTAACTGACTTGATTGAGGCAAAAGAAATGTTGAAGAAGGAAGGTAACAGTCTTGTTTACACTACAGTGGACGGCGAGATTATCAAGAAGTTCCGCAAAGCATGGGAACGCAATGATGATGGCTGCTTGGACCACGTAATGCGAGACATTACTAACAACCCACACATCTTTGACAAGAAGTCGTCTGCTGAGGACGCTCCTGAAGAAGAATCTGTAGCCGCAGAGTAATGTTATTAAAGGACATCAAGAGCTTACACGTTGAGTTAAGCTCAAAATGTAATGCTTGGTGTCCTAGCTGTGCTCGGAACAAAAACGGTTACGGTCTCAAAGATAACCTAGTACCGCAGAATTTAGATGTTGAAAAGTTAAAAGCAGCAGTAGATGCATTGCCTAACTTGCATGACATTCAGTTCTGCGGTCGCTACGGCGATCCTGCAATACATCCTGAACTAAATGAAATACTAGAGTGGGTTGCACCTAAGGTGCAGTACATTCAGATTCACACCAACGGTAGTTTACGTAACACTGAGTGGTGGACAGAGATGGGACAGAAGCTAGCCAATGTAAACCACAAGGTGTGGTTTGGTATTGACGGCCTAGCAGGTGTGCATGAGATCTACCGCCAAGGCACAGACTTTAACAAAGTAATTGCAAATGCCACAGCGTTTATTAAAGCTGGTGGCCGTGCAGTATGGCAGTTCATTCCCTTTAAACATAACGAACACCAACTTAACGCTTGCATTAAGATGGCCAAGGAATTAGGGTTTGATGATTTTGAACTAATCGAGGGTGTACGTAACGTAGAAACAGCGTACAATTATCAGACAGGCGAACAGTATATGTTGGAGCCCTGGAGTAAAGACAATACCTTTAACTTTAGAGTAACGCCTGATAGAAAACTAACAACAAAGAATTGTGCCCACCTCGAGGCTCCCGGACTATATATAACAGCAAGTGGAAAGTATACGTTATGCTGTCACTTTGATCCGTTTGATGATAGGTTTGATCCAATAGGGTTTGACACTATACAAGAAACTGAACAACTAGACATTGCAAGCGAAATAAATACCCAACCAAGGCCGTTATGTGTATTTGCATGTGCCGGGCTAAAGATGGAACGAAAAATAGTTCAATTAACAAGGTTAAGGAAATCAAATGAGTATTGAAGTTGAAGTACTAAGTGAAGTGTACACTACTATGAAACAGTACATCTCACAAAAGGACAGGCAAGAAGTTGCCGACAACTTGATGAGTGTTATGGTCGACGTTTTAAACGATCTAGACCTTAAAGAATTTGCAAGCACAGATGCTGCATTAAGCAGAGCATACAAAGAGTACTCAAGCGAGTACGACGAAGACGAAGACTACACTGACTACGAAAACTAAGCATGTGGTATAACAAAATAGTGGCTAACCTAGGTGAGATTCCTGGGTTCATTGATTACTACGAAAGAGAGCTTCTAACTGCAAAGGGAGAAACAAACATTCGTGGTAACGTAGAACGGGCTGCTAGTAACCTTCCGGGTATTACTGAGCATCGTTTCAATCAACTACAAGAGATTGAGGCGGTACTTAACTACCTCAATATACAACTACGTAAGATTCGACGTAAACACTTTCAAAAGTATCTTGAAGCGTACCAAAGGGCACTAACTTCAAGGGATGCTGAAAAGTATGTAGATGGCGAAGATGAGGTAGTTGACTTTGAAACCATTATTAACGAAGTAGCATTACTCCGTAACAAATGGCTAGGTGTTATGAAGGGCCTAGAATCTAAAAACTTCATGATGGGCCATGTTGTGCGATTAAGAACCGCAGGCATGGAAGACATTGTCATCAATTAATAATGGACATTAGAGCACACGCAATAGAGTTACTAAACGAATTTTATTTGTGTATGCGGGCCCGCCCAAAACACAATGCAGTAGACTTTAGGCTGGAAAAAGACCAGTGTGAAAAGATAGCAGGCGAACTAAACAATCTAATAGCATGGGGCACAGACGACGAGATTGCAGAATCTTGCAAGGTGCTTGAGCCCAAACTTATTAGACTAAAAGAAAAACTCACATTTGAATTACTAAAATATGGCGTTTAAGAATCCTTCTGACAGTCATGCACATAGTCAGAATGTTTTAAAACTTCTATATGAGTACGATAGTTTCCTTGACAGTATACGTGTGGTAGCAGACTTTGGGTGTGGCACAGGTCTAGATGCAAAATGGTGGGCAACATTAACCACTCGAGAAGAACAGCCTGAACCCCGCAATTATCTAGTTTACGGAGTTGATCATAACATAGGACAAGTTGAGCCCGATGTTGCTGCACTTCCTAACGTGCATCTGTTTCAAAAAGATTTTGAAGATGACAATGTAATTCCACGTAAATGTGACTTACTATGGAGTCACGATAGTTTTCAATATGCTGTGAATCCGATGCAAACGCTCAAGTACTGGAACCAGCAAATGAACGTTAACGGCATGCTGGTATTAAGCATTCCAGTAACCACATTTTACCAGTACAACAAGATACAAGTTAACAGTTACAACGGTGGGTATCACAATTACGACATTGTGAATCTTATGTATATGCTTGGAGCAAATGGCTTTGATTGCAGAGATGCGTACTTCTACAAACCGCAACATGAGTCGTGGATTTATGCAGCAGTTTACAAAGCAAGCGAGCCCTTAGACCCAAAAACAACCAGTTGGCATACACTAGCCGAGATGAATGTTATTAGTGATCGTGCCAAAGAAAGCCTTAATGTACATAACTATGTAAGGCAAACAGATTTAGTTACATTGTGGCTAGATAAAGATTTTCATAGAGTGTTGTAATTACGCCACAGTAAGAATTTATTCTTGTGTTATAGTAACGCATGACAAAAATTCTGCTTTGGTTATCTATTTTGGTTATACCGGTTCTGCAAGGCTGCTCGGCAATAGCAGTGAAGTCAGAGGATTCGGGACATACTGCACATCTTAATCTAATGGTTAAAGAGCAGCAAAAATCTGGGACTGTGCTAGTATTAAACGGCTGCGATGGTCCCACTAAGCCGCACTATTACCATTGGGCCAAACAAATTTCGGACTTTGGGTATAACGTGATCATTGTTGATTCCTTTAGTTCACGTGGGTACACTAGTTTATGTGGCAAAACGCTAACTGGTGAATACGCATCATCTGCTGCTAAGGATGTAATTGCAGTAGGCAAGTGGGTTAAGCTACAACCATGGAGTAATGGTAAAGTTGCTATTGTTGGATTTTCCATAGGTGGCATTGAATCATTGCTGGCAGTAACATCAACTGCTCCGGATGCTACACAAGTATTCTCAGGTGCTGTTGCATATTACCCTAACTGCAAGTTTGTTAAGCAAACAGCTAAAGTGCTGTCTCCTTTGCAAGTGCATATAGGTTTGTCAGACGAGTGGGTCCCAGTTGATAAGTGCCAGGAATTGTCTACAGCAAAAAATTTCAATGCTGCTGAGTTTTATTTCTACAAAGATGCACACCATATGTTTGATGGATACAGTAGCGGCACCGCACGTTGTTTCTACGGACCAAGCTGTAGATACGAACGAAATGATCAAGCTGCAACAGCAGCAAAGCAGCGAATGCAAAAATTTCTTAAGGATCACTTGACCTAATAGATTTTTATGCTACAATTTGTGTAAATAAGTATTCGCGCCTATAGCTCAGTTGGTTAGAGCAGTGGACTCATAATCCATTGGCCCTTGGTTCAAGTCCAAGTGGGCGCACCAAAACATGTCTGGCGTTCGTTCAACGGATAGGACATCATTCTTCTAAAGTGATTATAGGGGTTCGATTCCCTTACGCCGGACCAAATTTTTTTGTTGACACATAAATAAATTACTCTTACAATAGAGACTGTTAAATACAATATGCGACTGTGGCGTAATTGGTAGCCGCAAGGGACTTAAAATCCCTCGAGTTTCTCGTACCGGTTCGAGTCCGGTCAGTCGCACCAAATTCTAAAGACATGAATCATTTTACTTTTAAACGAATACACATAACTCACTAATTTAGTGGGAGTGTAGTTTAACGGTAAAACAGCGGATTTATATCCCGTGTGCAACAGATAATTGGCCAATGTCGGTTCGATCCCGGCCACTCCTACCAATAATGCTTTCTACATCAAAACAAGATGCTTACGGATTTTATACTGTAGACAATCTAAAATTCTACAGCAAAGTCGAAGCATTAGAAGTTGCAGCAAAAACCAATTCAAAAGTGTCATGGAACTTTAACGATGCTGTTTTTAGTTCTTACAACTGGACAGTAGAGCCCACACAATCGTTATCGGAATTGTACAGATCCAGGGCACAACAACTCCGCGACAAATACGATTACTTAGTGCTGTGGTACAGTGGTGGCGCCGACAGTGCAAACATCCTTGATACGTTTGTGGATAACGATATCAAGTTAGACGAAGTTGTTGGGGCAGTTAACTACGAAGCAACTGGCGAGCAGACAAACAGACTTAACGCTGAAATTTACAAAGTAAGCATTCCGAAAATAGAAGAAGTTAAGCTAAAGCAGCCGTGGCTAATTCACAGGCTTGTTGACATTCCAAAGTACACAATGGATTTCTTTAAAGATAAACACTCCATTGACTGGACGTACAACATGAATGCATTCTTTAACCCGTACAGCATGACTAGTCAAGACACTCGCTTAAAAGTGCCCGAGTGGGTTAAACTCATGGAAAGCGGTAAAAAGGTTGGGTTCATTTACGGCATTGATAAACCGTGTATTGCATGGTCGTCTAAGGGTTACCAAGTTAGATTCTTTGATGCATTTGATCGTGTAATAAGTCCGCAGGTGCAGCGTAACAACGATCCTAGGGAGCATGTGGAATTGTTCTATTGGAGCCCGGATTGCGTTCCACTGATGATCAAACAAGCCCATGTAATCAAAAACTTTTTAAAGCTAGCGTCAGGGGACGAGGAGTGGTTAACCGACAACCGAGTTGATGCAGTATTTGGTAACTTTACTGTTGTTAACAAAAAAGTTAAGTGGCTAGACCTAAATATGGTAAACAAGCTAGTATACCCAAAGTGGAAGTTAGAGCCATATCAGTTTAAAACAATCTCAATGGTGTTTACGTATAGAGACGATTGGTTCTATGGGTTGTCGGAGAACTCTTCAGAAGTTATTAACTGGCGAACTGGCCTTGAGCATCTGTGGAGCGTTGTGCCAGAGGAATACAAACGTAACAAAACTCTGTCGTACGGGCTTAAGCAGTTTGAAAAGGTATACAACATCGGGTTATGATATACAGTAGACAGGACAAATTTGGGTACTACTTAGTTGGTACAACAAAATTTTACAGTAAGCTAGAAGCAATTGAATTTAGCGTAAGGACTAACCAAAAAGTCACATGGCATTTTAATGACATTGAATTTGGTCTTCATGATTGGACTATAGAGCCAACTGAAACACTAGAAGAACTGTACAGACAACGTGCTCAACAATTACGTGAGAAGTACGATTACTTGGTGCTTTGGTTTAGCGGCGGTAGCGACTCGGACAACATTCTTCACACATTTGTAACAAACAACATCAAACTTGATGAGTGTGCAAGTTTAGTGAACTATGCTGCCACAGGTAGTCGAGAGGATTGGTTAAACGGCGAAATTTACAACGTAGCGATTCCTAAGGTTACAGCAGCACAGAAAACTCAGCCCTGGATGCAACATACTTTAGTGGATATTGCACAACCTACAGTAGACTACTTTAGCAAACAAGACGCAAGCGATTGGATATACGGGCTAAACAACTTTGTTAACCCTAATTCAGCAGTAAAGCAAGTGATCAAGCAAACAGTGCCGCACTGGGTAAAGCTAATGGAAAGTGGTAAGCGGGTAGGATTCATTTATGGCTTAGAAAAGCCAATGATTCATGGGTTTGGTAAAAATTATTACTTTAAGTTCACAGACTCTATTGACAATGCAGTAAGCAATGTCGTACAATCAAAGAATGATGAGTGGGACCACAATGAGTTATTTTATTGGGATCCAAGCTGTGTTAAGTTGCTTACTAAGCAAGGACACGCAGTTAAACACTTTTTAAAGAGAGCCGAAGGACTGAGCCAAGATAAAGAGAGAATCTTTATGAACAGCACAGTGGTTGACAAAAAAGTTAAATGGCTTACAATAGAGCTATTGAACAGTATTGTTTACCCAGGGTGGAAGCCAGTAGACTATCAGGTTAAACCGACGTCACTGATACATTCACCAAGGGACCAGTGGTTTTTTAAACTGCCGGATAACGATGCTGCAAAGCATGCGTGGAAAATTGGGATAGAGCATCTTTGGAACACATTGCCGCAAAAACACAAATTGGGCATGTGGGCCGGCAATCCTAACATTAAACGCTTGTCAAGTAAGTTTTATGATCTTGGATCATAAATAAATTTAAGAAAAAGGTAAATAAATTACAGTTCGTGGTTGACACGAAAGGTAAATAAATATACAATACAAACATGATGAACACTACTTTTAATCATTATTGCAAACAACAACAGCCCACACTAGGCATGCCAGCCTTGTGGTCTACGATTGCAATTAATAAAAGTGATCGCAGTTCAGAGGAATTTGGAATTGGGGTTCGAGAGGGAGACGGTTACGCTTAACAGCAAGTAACTTACAAACTTAAGAACCCTGGACTAAACACCCAGGGTTTTTTGTTTTGTAAAAAGGAATTATGATAAAGATTGATTTAAGAAAACGTATGCGTGAGGTAAGGTTCGTAACTGAGAATGTACTAACCCCAGAACAACGTAAACAGTTGATTCAGGATAAGTTAGATCGTGCTCAAGTCGAGTTTGACAAACGCAAACAATTGAATCGAACTTACGCATAGTTTAACAGTGTAGAAATAAGACCTATATGGCCAGGTAACGAGGACCTGACAACACACTATAAAGAGTTGTAAACGGGCGGACAGGATACATGAAAGCTGGGCGGTAACCAGTTAGTAAGACTCCTGGTTAGGGTATCAACCCTAACATATCCAGCAGCAATGCTGGGTATTCTAAAACGTGCTAGACGAACACCTATATACTTGAAACATATACTACACTGATCTTGTACACCGGTTAACCAAGATCACCCCTAGCACGTTTTAGAATACCTTATGGATGACGATGAAACTATCTATCTGAAAGATAGTTTGTCCGGACCAATGAGCCGGAAACCATGGGGGTTATTGGTGATATAGCTCAGTTGGTAGAGCAGCAGCTTCATACGTTGACGGTCAGAGGTTCGACCCCTCTTATCACCACCAAGTTTTATTTCGTTATAGTGTAGAGGAAGGTAGAGTAACATTGAGTAGATGAGATAATGCATCTAGTAACACATAGTAGGTAACAATCGCGTAGGCTTTAAAACCAAACACTGTGAGCCCGGGAAGTGCGGGACAGGCTGAATTGTGTGAAAAGTGAGATAAGGCATTGAGGGGATGTGAGGGTAACTTTGGGAAACACGGGGGGCACCCAGCATACGCGATTTTGAGCCCCTTATCGCAGGTTCGAGTCCTGCTAACGAAGCCAGTTATGGGGGGCGGTGCTAGCCTTACCGATTTTCGCGAGTCGGGACAGCCCTCCACCAAGTTTTGAGATAGACGTAGGGTTTGAGTCCCACCTAGCCTAGCATAGCTGGCACTATGCGAAACACCAGATCGGCTAATCGTGGTAGTTTAAACTTGCCCATACGAGACAATCCGGTGAGTCCCACAAAAGGATAATCGGGCTCTCAAAAACCTATTCGGGGTTTGAATACGTAACATATAGGACGAAATCGGTAGTAACCCTACTGAGCCGTACCAGGTGAAAGCCCTGGCAAACTCCACCAAACACGGAACAGTTAGCCGAATCGGCATAGCGGCAGCAGTCTTGAAAACTGAAGGCTCTTAACAGGGTGTGTGAGTTCGAGTCTCACCTGTTCCGCCAAATTATTTTAAATTATCTATTGACACATAACTAAATGTGTGTAATAATAGAACATTGGAGAGCGGGCAGGCCGGTAATGCAGCACCCTGCTAAGGTGTACACTTGTGGTGAGCAGGTGAGTGGGTTCGATTCCCACGCTCTCCGCCAAGTTTTAATGCGGGATTGATGTAATGGTTGCCTGTGACCTTGCCAAGGTTATCGTAGGAGTTCGATTCTCCTATCCCGCTCTGTTGTTGGCTCGGTAGTTCAGTCTGGCAGAACGTTGGTCTCCAAAACCAAATGTCGGAGGTTCAAATCCTTCCCGGGTCGCCAATAAAGAAGAAGTGTGTTACAATACACACATGTTAGAAATAATGCTGCGTTCGTCTATCGGTTCAGGACACTAGCCTTTCACGTTAGTAAGATGGGTTCGATTCCCATACGCAGTACCAAACATACAGTAAAAGACAGCACGGTAAGGATGGCGCCCGTGGGGGTTGGTTATATACCAAGACGGTATGGTCACGGGGAAACCCAAAATCGAACCCTAAGTTACGATCATCCCTTCTAGCAGTCGGGAAAAAGTGCAAACGCACCACATTTATGTGATTGCGGTCAGTATAGGTTGGCAATGTATTGCATATTGAGTTATGCTTACGAAACCGTTTAAAACTGGCAAATGGGGAACTCATCGAACATCCCAAGACTGCTACTGTACGTAAAATTTGGAGGTGTAGGAAAATTGGTAACCCCAGTGGACTGTAAATCCGCCGTCTTATGACACTACTGGTTCAACTCCAGTCACCTCCACCAGAGCCTCGCCTTTGCTAGCGGCGTATAATAGGAAAAATTGTTAGCAAATCAGACCCCCGCTTTGTTATGGTTGTGCGGTAAACAACTTAACACAAACATCCGCGATAGTGCGAGCCACTCAGTTCATTCTGTTTGCAGTAACGCTATTGCTTTTGCTTCGTTAGCTCAATCGGGAGAGCACTACACTGTCACTGTAGAGGTAAGGGGATCGAAACCCCTACGAGGCGCCAATTATTTGTTGGGGTATAGCTTAGTCTGGCCTAAAGCACTAGTCTTTGAAATTAGTATCATCGGTTCGAATCCGATTACCCCTGCCAATTTGCTTAGGAAGACCATCCGGGATGAAATCCTCGTTAGTCTTTTTAGGATATGTGAGTGTAAACTTTTTGATGCACGAATAGCTAACAGTGTTGCGGTATGTGCCGCGACATAGCTGTTGTAATTCTTCAAATCCTGGATTGGGTTTACTCATGTAGATATTTATTGCCTGTTAGCTCAGTGGTAGCAGCAGCGTCTTGATAAGGCGAAGGTCGCAGGTTCAAATCCCGCACAGGCAACCAAAATTTATTGACAAGGTAACGCTTGTCATATATAATTACAGGATAGAAATTATTCCGTGAAACCCGAGCTAGGTGCATGGGCTGGACTGTTAATCCATGGTTAGGTGAGTTCGAATCTCACACACGGAGCCAAACAATGGCGCTTGTCACTAAGCGTCTATATAAATGTAGTGACAGAATTTTGCCCCGTTAGCTCACCTGGTAGAGCATCTGTTTTGTAATCAGAAGGTAGTCTGTTCGAGTCGGACACGGGGCACCAAGTTTTTAGATGGGCTGTTGGTATAGTTGGGAACACAGTAGCTTTGCAAGCTTCAATCCCCGGTTCGATCCCGGGACGGTCCACCATAAATAGTATGTAAGCGGGATTAGTTTAGTGGTAAAACGCCTTCCTTCCAAGTAGAAGTTATCAGTTCGATTCTGATATCCCGCTCCAAAGTTTCGCCGGATGATACTTGTGTTTATCCACAAGCCGGCTCCAAAATATCCGTGTGTAGCTCAGCCTGGTAGAGCTCCTGGTTTGGGACCAGGTGGTCGCATGTTCGAATCGTGTCACACGGACCATCAATAGGATCCATCAATGGATTTTTCAACATTAGCCCACGCTAAACTTAAACTGGATTTTGATCACACTCTGTTTGCTAAGGAATACGACGAACGTATTTTGCCCAATGGCATATCTATCTGCAACGGATTAGTTAGTATTATCCACACAGAAAAATTAAATGAAAAGTGGGGCATGGTTGATCCTGCGTTATACAACACAGGTGATTACTTTGAACAAACAGGTGATCATACTACTA